AAGGTAAGGCTGAGACTGCATCATTCGACGCTAGCTTGAACACTCAGGAGGATGTCTGGCTGCAGTACGTTACTCGACGCCTTCACAGAACTATAAATTCTGTAAGGTATTCAGCCGAGATCAGGAGTGTAAATGAGAACCCTGTGCAGGCAGATATGAATCTCTTCGGCGTTAGCTGGGGAGATATCATACCTACTGCTTGGGAACTTATTCCATACTCCTTCCTGCTTGATTATTTCTCCAATATTGGAGATATACTCAATGCCTGGTCTGTCCGGAAAGTAGATATTGCATGGTGTAACCGAAGTGAGCAACTCAGAGGGATTAGAACCCTCTCTGAGCTTCGCATCAATAAGGCTTACACCCAAAGTGCAGTATCTTCCTTTTCGTCCTGGCTAAGCGCATATATAGCTACGAGCCACTTCAGGTCTGTCAGAGAGACTATTACGCGTGGGGCCAATACTCCTGCATATCCTTCCTTTCGGTTGGAAATGCCGGGTCTTGGCACAAAGTGGATTAATATGTCCGCTTTGCTTGCTGCGCGTAATAGAACTCGAAGACAGTTATTTAATTAACATCTCTCCTTATTGGAGTACAAATGTCAATTTCCCTTACATCCCCTGTTACGGGGTCGGCCCAGACGGGCTTCACGTCTCCGACGTACACCCACGTTGTGGATGTGGCTCCGGATGTGAATGGTAAACAGTATGCTGTCACCGCCCTTGGCGGTACGCAAGCTGGTGTCACCACTCACTCCGTCTCTGCCCCTTTCACCGTATCGTTTTGGAAGCCAAAGGTCAATAAGATCCTTGGCAACCCAAATCCGGTTACTGGTGTTATTGGCAGTGTTGGGCGCAATGTGTATAAGGTAATCATCCGTAAGGGTGTGTTACCTTTGGCTGGTCAACCGTACCAGACCATGATGGCATCTCTTTCTATAGAGGTCCCAGCTGGTGCTGATACTGCTGATGCGCCAAACATTCGCGCTGCACTCTCCCTTCTCATCGGATCCCTGTCTCAGGTATCCGCTGGGCTTGGTGATACGGTTGTCTCGGGCGTGTTCTAGACTTATGTCTATAACACCTACCCAAGCCACCCGTGTTGCCAAGTGGTTACAGGTCTTATTGATTATTCTGCAAGCCTTAGGTTCGGCCATCAAGGTCGTTCCTTTGTCACTACAGAAGGTCTTTAAGTCTGTAAAGCGAAGATGATTCGCTGAGTGCAACAGTTGTCTGTCCAAAGCCCTACTAGGAGACACGATGAGACCTATAAGCTCTCATGCTCTTTACCTAGACCTCCTTCAAGACCTCGGGCTTACCTACGATCAAGATTTTTCAATCTTGCCGTGGGATAGCTCGTCTATTGCGGCCCGCAAGTCATTGGCTAAGTCATTTTTGAAGAAATTCAAAGATGACGCTAACCTTGAAGCTTGTAATAAGGCTGCTCTAGATAAGTTCACATCCGTAAATTCTCGGTGTGCAACTTGGCAATTGGAATGCGAGTCACTGCTAGATGAATTGCTCATTGGTACCCTAAAGAAGTACCTTCATGAGTTTTTTCATATTAGTAAGTGGCAGATGCCACTGGTACATTCTCT